AAAAATTTCAATTAGCAATAAAAGTGAAAAACAAAGTGGTGTTGCTACAAATAATAAAAATAGCAATTCACTAATAAATTCAACCTTTTTGCGCATGGTGTACCTCGGTTAAATGTTTAATAATTCTTTGGTATTCATCAATGCTATCATCAATTAAGGTTCGTAATTCCATTTGTAAATTGTATGGAATTAACCGTTGGTCAATAATAACACGGTCACCATCCGGAAAGGTTACTTCAAAATGCACCTGGGTGTCGGATAAATGTTTTCCCAGGAATTGTAATGTTTGAATTTTGCCATTCAGTTCAGCCAAGTATGGGCCGACCTGGTTAAATAGGTCTTTTTGCATGGTTCCAATTTTGGGTTAATAATCGTTTGTCAATACGAATTTATATTACTTTTTTACATATAAACAAAAAAAAATAATGCCGTGACTGGGCATTATTTAAAAAGTAGTATAAATCAATAATTTATGAAAGAAAAAGTTCCGCCTCTAATTTGCGGCGGTTTGTTAATCCTGGAACCTCTTTGCCTTTTACTTTATTCCAACGAATGAATTGTGCGGCAACTAAATTTTTATCGCTTGCACTATTAAGCATGCGAAGTAGTGTTGACCTGGTAAATGCGCCAATGCCAATATTGTAAGCCAATGAAGTTAATGCCGTTAATTGATTGGCATTTATAGGCAGTTTTACTAATTTTTTTATTTGTGTTTCCAGTGCCGCCGTATTAATGCGCAACCAAGAAAGGGCCTTTTCTTTTGTAATTACATCACCTTTCTTAATAGGTAATCCGGTTTCCGGATTAATAGTGGTGCCATAACCAATTGTCCAAATATTACCAGTGTCCTGGTATGCCCTTAACCGTAATCCTTCAAATTGAGCAATAATTTTTGTTGCACTCACTTTTCTACTAATTAGTAAAAAGCCAACGATGGCCAGTGTAATAATATAGTTTTTTGCCTTTCGCATTCATCAAATGCCAGTTTTATCAAAATCTTTGGCAACACCAAGGCCCAGGCCGCTTGTAATGGCCGTAATTCCCTCAATTGTATGCCCTTTGATAATTAGCGCAATTCCACTTAAAATTGTGGTAAGTCCAAAAAAAGTTGTTTTCCAGTTACGCGGTTTTTTCATTTTCATATTTTAAATAATTTATTGCATTATACACAATCGTGCCAATACCAATTGTTGCAAGTATTACTTTTTGTGTTTTATTAATTTTTGGCCTGGATGCCGCATATAGCATAAAAGGGCCAAAAAAAACAACATCAGCAATCCTTACCAATTGTGTTTTCATTCCTTATCCATTAAATGAGCAACAATAATATCCAATTTGGTTTCCAACCTGGTCAGCCGGTCACCATGTTCATCATGCTTTTCCAATTGCTTTTCCAATGCCTTTACACGGTTGTTAAGTACACCCCAAGTTGCGCCGGCACTAAAAATGGCACTAATTATTATTGTCAATAACTGGTTGTCCATCACTTTTCTTTTTTGTTTCTTCGGCAATTGCCTGGTTGCATTCACGAAGTTTTGTTTGCAACCATTCAATGTTTGCGAGTAAATCGTATGCTTGCGCTTTTAGTTCCGTTAATTTGTCCATGATTAAGGTATTAAGGTTAAATTTAATTTCGTACAAATATACTGGTATGCCGCTAAATTAACATCGCCAGCTTGCCCCCAGGCTGTATAATCGTCGCCTGATATACTGATATTTCCTTGCGCCAAAGATTGCTTAGTTTTGTTACCCTCGCTATCCGTAGTAACGCTACTAATAACCCAGTAAAACTGCGCGTAGTTACTTAGATTGTCGTTTACAATGCTGGCGTCAATAAAATTGCCGCTGCTTGCTTGTCCGTTTTGCCATATTGTTACTGGCTGAATTGAATATCCCATTATTTTATTTTTAAGTTACTGTTGCTAATTTGTAAAGAGTGCCGCCTATATCTACCTCAATATATTCAGTCGTGTTTACTACTACTGTTGCAGCTACGCGGCTACCGAGTTTCCATGCTCCCGCTGTTCCTGTTGTAGGTGCGCCAGTTTTTATATCTCCATTAACCTGCAATTTTTGCCCCGCGTCTGTTGTAGTGCCGATTAGAAAATTTCCATTTGATTTTATAGTGGTTTTTACAGTATTGTTTGTATAAAAAGTTAAATCATGATTTGTTACTGTGGCAATTAACGCTTGACCTAATGCACTTGCACAACCGCTTATCATTTCAACATTACCGCTTTTGGAAAAATAATAAACACTACTACTATTTTCTTGAATAGTAATTCCATTATATGCACTAACCGTTGTTCCTCTTGCTATATTACCATTATAGTCAAAATATATGTTTTTAATTGGATTGGTGGAACCTTGTGGTGTAGTTGCAAACGATAGTGAAGTTCCTTGCGCCAAAGTAGTAAAATTCTCTACTGCTTCGGCTGTAATTATTCCAGTAGTGTTATTAAAATTACTTCCGTTATATCCGTTAAATGAGATTTTTCCTAATTCATTACCATTTTGAATTGCGGTTGGTACTGTTTTTGTGCCTGCTGCTGAAAGAAATAACAAATGACTTCCTACTGAATTATATCTCGTTAAATACAAATTAGCTTCTGCCGCACCGTCACTTACTATATTCATTTTTCCAAGCTGGGTAACTGTATTTATTCCAACAAAACCAGTACCACTACTATCAAAATATGCATTATCCGTAAACCTACCCGAACCACTTACATCAAGTGTGTATGCCGGTTGGTCGGCAAGTGAACTGTATTGATAATTTATACCAACAAACCGGCTTTGTTGGTCAATTGAAATTACTTCTTTTGAACCTTGACTATCATAAATTGAAAAACGGCGATAATTAATATCACTGTTCCAATTATATCCAATTTCATATTGAGAAACACCGGCACTTAAAAATGCTTGCAAAATGGATGGTGTTGCACCGGTACCATTTAATTGCATACCAACATCGGCGCCGCTATGTATGTCAAGTGCGGCACCTGGTGTTATTGTATTAATTCCTAAATGATTTGTCGCGGCATCCCACCATAAGTTATTTTCGCCACTTACACTATTGGAACCAGTCCAATAAGTAACCTGGCCGGCGGCACCACTACCGGTAACGGTACTGGAACCAGGGCCGCCAATTAAATCCCAACCGGTTCCCGTGTCACGATAAATTTCAAAAGTATCGGTACTAACAAAGAGTCGGCCCACTTGTCCGGCACTGGGCCGGTTAGCAAATGTATTACTGTTAATACTGGGGGAACCAAGTTGATTGAGTATGTTAAAATCTACAAACATTTATTATCCGATATATCTTTTGAATAATGCGGTCAATTGATTAACTCCGGTACCCGAAAAGTTAAATGAATAGACCTTTACCAATATTTCATCTTTATTACCGGTAATATTCCATGATTGGTTTGGTGTAAGGGTAAAACCATCAATGGTAACATTACTGGTACCGGTATTCACGAAAATTAAACTGTTACAATTGGTATCAGTTTGTGAACTACTGGAAAAAATCTTTGTTTCAGTAATGTATTTTTGGCAATTCATAAACATTTACTTTTATCCGTTGCGTATCTGTCCGCATCGGTTGTTGTATCAGGTAAAAATGTGGTTTGGTCAACTACATCAGCAACCATTTGCCTGGCCGTACTGGATGCATTTTGCACACTCGGTGCATTCGGGCCGGTCTTTTTCTTGCGCATTAAATACCAAACAAGATACACACCGGCGGCAATGTAAATCCAATTTCTTTTCATACTATATTTTTAAAACATTACTTCATCACCTCCAATCCTGGGGAATGAAAATGTTGATAATTGTTTGGTTACGGCCTTGGCTTTCTTTTTGCTTATTTCTTTTTGCGCGGCCCTTTTTACGGCCGTTTTTTGCGCTTGCTTTGCCGCTTTTTGTCTTGCATCCTTGCCAAAAATGTTTTTTACAACATCGGTTGCCTTATCCAATAATGTTGGCCCTGGCTTTACTGTTTCAGCAAATTCACCTTCAAATTCCTCGGCGGTTTGTTTTATCGGCATATCAGCCGTTACGGTTACACGCGGCCGGCGGCGGAAATACATAAAGGCCAGTGCGGCACCACCAATTAATAAAATTGGTAATAAATTCTTTTTCATCACTTGTTTTTTAATTTGTTTGTAAATGAAAGCAATGTTTCCAATTGCTTATCACTTAATCCATCCCACGGCAAAATGCCACCGCCATTTGTCAAAAATGTAAGCAAATCTTCACCGTATATTTGTGTAAATACATCGGATAAAAAACTTACTTGTGTTTTTGCTTTCAGTTGTGAAAAAACTG